ATTGCAAATTTAAAATAATATTGACTAAACTCTACAAATAGCTTATCAACAAAGTTTTCGCTCGAATCTTTCTTGGCTTTATATAAAATACTTTTATGCCAATGTGATTCCTGCTGGAATTTTCTTATTAAAAGCAATATCCTGTTATGCTCAAGCTTTGACAATGCTAGCAAACTATCTAGTAAAATCCCTAATATTTGTGTAAAAAAAGAATTTGGACTTTTAAGATCAACTTTGGTAAAATTAAGATTTGATTTTTGAATTAAATTATTTTTAATTAGCTGCGGAATTTTTGGATCTGTGTTGACAAATTCATTGAGACCAATAAGAAAATATGCAAGTGGCTCAACTTTCGATGTCATAGGAAATTTAGGATAATTCAATAAATCATAAAAATACTTGTATATTATTTCACCAACTGCATTGTCTAAAAGCCTTACGACGACTTCAGCAGTTGCAATATATAATGCTGACTCTAAAATATAATCAAATATAAACAAAAACTTTAATGTATCAATTGTCCCGTCAGTATTTATCAATCCTAAAGAATTTGCATCAAAACCAGCCAACATTTCAAGCTCTTCAGCATAAATTTTGTTTTCATTTGAAAAATCGCTAAATATTCCGTTAAATTGATTATAGTATTGTATGTTTTCATCAGATTCAAAATTAAAAGACTTGTTTTTTAATAAGCCATTCTTATCTTCACTAATTATTGAAGGTTTGTACGTATTCAAAGGACCAAGAGGTAACATTAAAGCTGACGATGTCTTTAAACCACTATCAGTTCTTAAGGATTCAAATGTATCAAATTTGTTGTTTTGATCTTTTGTAACACGTTCACTATCAATGATTTCTAAGTCTGAAGTTCCGTCCTCGTTAAACGTTGTTCTTCGAATAGATCCATCTGTTTGTAAAACATATTTTTTAGACGACATTTTTATCCCTTTATCACAGGCTTACTTTTTAAATATTCATCTAAATCAGTATTCGTAATATTATTTTTTATAGACTCAGATGTTACGTTAGTATCAAATAGATTGACTATACTTTCTAAGTTTGTATTTACTTTTCTATCTATCACTTTTCTAGCGTCATCTTGACTTATACCAAGTTTAGATGCATATACTCCAATCAAAGCTTCTAACATACCGCTCTCTTTTATTGACTGGAGAGCTTGCATCTGTATTTTGTTTTTATCCATAATTAAAACCTTAACCAATCATTGAAGAACTCTGTACACGACTTCCTGCTGCATCAACAACTGCGCCATCAGATAAAACTTTACGTCCCTTTATTGGATTCGTCATTTTTCCTACTATATCACTATCCAAAACAACTTCTGTTAGTGTATTACCATCAACTTCAAGACGAATAGTTATTTCAGAAAGGCCTCCTCCTGCTGTTGCCACCGGTGCTCCTGTAAGAGCTGATACTACTCCTTGTATTCCTTGCAATGCAGCATTAGCAGCATTTCCTGCATATGCAATTGCACCAACAATAGGCCCGTCTGACTTTCCAGCAACCCCTTGATCACCAACTGCAGTTTGTTCTAATTTGTAATTACCGTCGGGCTTTTGCTTTAGAAATCCTAAATTATTAGCACCTGCCATGTTAGAAGCATAATCCTCAACTTTACCTATTTCTAACGTAATATTTCTTGATGATGAGTATTTTTCCAACGTATTAAGAGACTTTTTTATATAATTATCATAGTCACCTAAAGAGTCTCTTTTGTGCATATTTGTAGATACAATTTCCTTAAGCATTGAAGAAACTTTCTCTAATTCCAACCTTTCAGCAGAAGTTGTAGATGATTTATTTATATTTTTTTCTACAATTGCTTGCAGTTGTCCTACTCCTCGTGCCTGCTCTAGATCATATCCTTGAGTTAACTTTGCAACTAAATTATTATCAATATCTGATACATCCATGCCTAAAGTCTTTGCGATTTCTCTCTCTTCAGCAGCTTCTTCTTGACCGCTGCTAAGAGAAAACATAGTAGCGCCTAACCTGGTTCCTTCAAGTTTTTTTGTTACAACATTCCAAGCTGTACTAACTATCGTTGTTACAGTATCATACACAAATTTAAAAATTGGCTTGCCTAACTTAAACAAAGAAGGTAGTATTTTTTCAACTATTGTATCAAATATCTTCGTAAGACCTGCGACCATGGCATTAGAATCAGTTTCGTTAATATTAAAAAGTTTGCTAAAAACTTTCGCTAATGAATTGTCGCCAGAAGTAATATCTGAGTCAAGCCAATTGACCAAATCTTCTAAAGTAGTTGCAAAAACATCTATTAAGCCTGGACCAATTGCCGTAAATGCTTTGAGTAATTGCCCGACAATCTTGCCACCACTTTTCATTAAAGTCCCAACAAAATTGTTACCCTTGTTAAAACTAGCAAAAGAAAATATCTTGTTTGCTTTTTTACTAAATTCATTTTGTAATGTAGTTAAGTTTTCTTTGCCTGAGAATATTCTTTCAAAAAATCCTCCCATATCAATAGCAAACGTTTCAAAAGTCCCTTTAAATTTATCGGAGTCCAATAAACCTTTCTTGCTTTTACCATCACCTACCATTTCTTCTAAAACTGTTGTAAAAGGTGAAAAAGCTTTGACTAATGCAGATTTAGCTCCTTTAGAAACCTTCAATCCTGATAGAAAGAAATCTTCAAATCTTTTCGAAACTCTTAATAAAACAGGGGACAAACCTGACGCTGTCTTGATTGTATTCATAACACCATCAGCAAAATTTCTAAACATATTGTCGCCAGTCAGCGTTCTCTTAATTTCTTTTAATGACCCAGACATCAATTTTAAATTTTTAATCTGTTGTTGCGTTGGATCATCTTCTTTCATCTTCTTTTGAATATCTGTATATGACATCCCTAAAGTTCGATAATTCATTGTCATCTTTAATGCTTGCTCAGATAAACCTGTATGCGTAGCCATCAAAGACTTTTCGTGACGATTTAAATCATCAAAAGACCTGCCTGTTGAAAGCATTGCGTCTCTAAATTGCTCAATAATCTCTTCGGGCTTTTCAGCCTTTAAAAGCTGCAAGGCATCTACATTCATACCAAAAGTTTGAGAAAGCATTGCTGATGTTTGCGCTGCAGATTCAAATGTGTCTATTTTACCAAATACAGCAGAAGCCTCTTTCATAGACAAACCCATTTGCGTTAACTTGGCAGTTGTCTGCATAAGCTGGCTATCAGATAAATGTCCAAAGTTTGTTATATCTGTTCTTAACTCCATAAAGTTCTTAGAAAGTTTCTTCCTGTCCAAACTAAACTGTTTAGCAGTTGCATCACCAGCAACAACAACCCTATCCAATGCTGTATACATACTTTCACCATTTTTGACAGCTTCTGCTGTTATATACTCGATATCTTTACCAGCAAAACCTAAACTTTTTGTTGCCTTATAAAAATGCTCAAAGGTTTCGTCGAGGTTAGCTATTGACCCGCCAGCAACATCAGCAAATTGTCCCATATCAACCAGCGCTTGGCCTGATGCTTCTATCATTGCTGCAAGACCACCGGCGCCGGGTCCAAACAGTTTAACTAAATCGCTCCCTACATCTTGAAACTTATCTAAAGACACCGCTGAAGATGTTGACATTTTTTTAATCGACGCGCCTAATCCGTCATTAGTATCAATAAATTCATTCAATTTGAGAACAGAATTTCCAATAGTTTCTACAACATCTTTCCTAAAGCTGTGTCCTATTTTCGCTGCAGATCCTACAATTTGTAGAGGTAGACCTGCCATAGTTTTAGCAAACTTGGTAGCAACCATTATTCCACCAAAAAAGATGCCTGTGACAACTGACGCAAGCATTTTCAGCTTTTTTATTACTTGAACAATAGCAAATATAATTGGATGCTTTGAAACTAGATCTAGCGCTTTAGTTGCTATTTTTGAAAATCCACTTGTAATCTTTCCTAAACTGCCAAATGCAGATTTGGCTGCGCCTAAAACACTTTTGCCTATATTCATAGCAAACCCAGCAGCTTTTCCAGATAGAAAGCCAAACATTGACAGCTGACCTTTTTGTGCTTTTTGAAATTGTATTGTTGCTATTGTCGCAGCGTCTATTTGAGACGTCATTGACTTTAACTCACTTATAGTTTGAAGAAGAACTTTGCTTATTTCAATAACACTACGCTTTATTCCTTCATAATTTTCTTTAAGATCCCTTGCAGCATTATTAATTTGCTCTGTAAAGCTTGTATGTAATTGTTGATCTTGCTCTTCTAGCTCTATTCGTTCTTTTATTAAGACATTAAACTTTTCAATATACTCATTTTGCTTTTTTTGAGACTCAGCAGCAGCCAACGTCGCTTTTGACATTTTAGAAATTGAAGCTGCAGCTGCTTTTGCTATAGAAGTTTGATCTGTTGCCATTTCGATGTTGTCCTAACAAAGTTTGCATTTAAACAAAATTAATAATTAAAATCCTTTTTTAAATATGTTATTATTGTTATTACTATTAGAAGAATTTGGTACGTTGTTATTATTTATTGTCTGTTTTTCGTTTTCATTTTCTTCCTTTAGTTTATATATAAACCACAAACGTTTCCAAACAGGTAGCTTGTAAGCATCTAGATATGTAAAGTTTGCGTGCTTTATTAAAACATAAAGTTGTTCTAAGATGATTGTTTTATTTTCAGGCGTCAGGCCAAAAAAACGAAGCGCCAATTGGTAAGTCAACCTCGCTTTCCTCGTGGCAATGTGTGCAAGTCATATGTGACTTCATATCAACGCCAGGTTCGTGATTATCTAAGAACTTCCGAAGTGACAAGGAGTCTCTAACGGGCATATTTCTTACAAACATAGAAATTTTATTTTTATCTGTAATATTGTCTATGGCAAGAATTGATCGATTAAGTCTGTCTGTGATCGCGCTTTCTGTATTTAATCCGCTTTTCTTTTTGCGTTCAGAAATAATCATCATCTCTCTTTCATCTTTACCTGTCAAAAACTTGACCTTTACAGTTTTCTTAGTTACAGGCAAAACAACTTCAAATTCATTTACTCCAATTTCAACAGGATCTACTACAAGCCTTTTAATTGGTAATGTAGATAAGTCAAAAGAATTCTTGCTTGATTTTGAACATTCTGGGCAAGTTATCTCTAACTCATAGTCAGCGCCATAGCCTGTAATTCTTAATGCTATTAAAAGAGCATTTCTGTCTCCTGAAATTAGATCATCTGGGTCTATAGACTTATCTGTTAAACAACTTTGTATCAGCTTACTAATAACAGTTCCATTTTTAATATAAGCTCTAGAAGTCAAAATATCTTCTTCTTTAGCTGTCATTGGTTTAATATCTATAGTTTCTTGACCAAATAAAGAACCTTCAGTTTTATATATTATTCCTCTTGAAGGAAGAGGCACAGTCTCAACTGGAATCTCAATTCCAAAATCATCAAGCATTACATTAGATTTTTTAATAGGGCTGTCAGATCTGATACCTTCAGGGTTAATCGGCTCATCTAGATTATTCATATTATAACGTACTCCAAAAACTATATAGTAGTATTTATTATATTAATGTCGTTACTATTTGTAAACTGTTTTATACTATTAATTAAATTATTTAAGTCTAATTGAACAAAACTTTCAGGCCCAGGATCATAAAGCATAAAGTTAACTGATCCTCTTAAGATGTTATTTAAATAATTTTCTTTAGTTATACTATTTAAGTTAGCTACGTCAATGTGAATAGAATATCTTTTTATAATTCCTCTTTCAATATAACTCTCAAAAAAGTTTCTTAAAGCTAAATCTACAGAAGATTTCAAATTAAATAATGATCCATTCTGACTATCATTTGAAAATAATACACTATTACCTTGAAATATAGGCTCAACTGTAAGCAGGTTCTGTAATTCTCTAACAATAGTTTGTTTAGTTCTAATATTATGATATAATTTCATAATACTCTTGTTGTTCTTATTTAAAGTATTAGCTGTTAATAATTGTAATTTATCACCTGATGTCATTAGCCCTATTGGGTTTATACAGACATCACCTTTTTTGATTTCCCTCAAAAGACTATCAAATCTATTGTTATTATAAATAAAGTTTCTATTAAGTACTGTATTGTACGTTAAGAATGATGGGTTGTCTATTACTCCGCTATCTAATGTTTCATTTATTTCTTTTGTCGCAAGTGAATTAATAACAAATATACTTGAAGGTATCTGCACCCTTTCAGCATTATTAATTGACGCACTAATTGAGTTAAGTGCTATAAAAGAATATTCAGACATTAGAAAGTTTTCTTTAAACTTGTTTAAAGTATTATCTACACCCTGATTAATAAAACTCTGTATGTCATCTCTTTCATCATCATAGTCATCAGGCTCGTTATTTATATTCTTATAGAAATAAGGATCCTTAATAAGACCATTATAATCTACATAGTTTTCGTTTACTGCAGCAGAATTGTAACCATATTCCGGAAAATCTGCAATATAGAGAATTTGTTCATCGTTTGACTTCTGTACAGTCTTTTTCAATAATTCTATATGAGATATTCCTGGCATACAAAAAACATCACTGCGTATATTTCCGTCATTAAAAACAATATCTGCAGCTAAATTATACGCATCATACGTTTGGCCTGTTGTTTTTCCTGAAATTTCTTCATCATATTCTCTTAATATTGATAGATTGTGATGTTCTCTTTTGAAGTCATCTAAAATGTTAAAACCATCAAATCCGCCGCAAGTCATCAAATCGAAATGAAGATATTTGGCGTTGAATGAATCATCAGCTGTAGATGTAGAAAGCAAATCATTGATGTTGACGTATTTATATAATGATTCATCAACTTCTGCAATTTTAGATACCATCTCTCCTTTTCTATTATAAAATGCAAAATCCCACATTTTTTTCGTATTGCTCTCTGGAAAAGGATATAATATTTTTTCCAAATGAAAGAAAGAATTTCTAAAATCAGAATTATTATCTTCTAAGTCTTCAACCCATATATTATTGCTGCTGTCATTATAATCGTTCTTAAAATATTTAGCATAGTCAATATAACCGTTATAGTCTGTAGTATTACTTTCTGCATAAGAATCAAATATTATGTTTTTATTTTGACCAGCAATAACAACATCTTTTATTTTCTTAACTGAGACTTTGTCAAATAATACGCCCCAGTATCTTTTTTTAAAATTAAACTTTTTATCATTCTCATTGTAAATAAACAAATGGTTTGAAACATATTTTATTGGATTCTGATATACTGCAAGCTCTTGAATACTTGTATTTGACGCAGAATCTTTATTAGTCACGTGACTTAAGTTGTTTGCATTTATATCTAGTCTTGGATAAGGCATAAAACCGCTAGGTATTAAGTTTGTCGGGTTTATTTCATCTTCTACATCATCGTGAACTTCAACATAAACATAGCTATTAGTTTTTTTATAGAAACCTTTGTTCTCTATTTTTTTTGTTATTACACTATATGATGAGTACTCTGTACCTATTATGTTTGCTATATAATTTTCATCATAAGGATTTAGTGATAAGTTTGAAAACTTTTCTAATAAAATAAAACTGTTTTTGTTTATTTCATATAACTCAATATCAAAAATTGACCACTTTTCAAGAACACTCTCGGCGTTTATATTCCCAGCTCTTCTTGGTATTATTTTAAATCGAAATCTATTTCCAGAATCACCGTCATCATAAGCAAAAAATCTAAATAGTTTTTTACATTTCTTATAAATATTAATTTTATCAAAGTCAGTTAACTCGCTTCTATTTACAGGCTGTGATACTATCCAAGGCGTTTTTGCTTTTTTATAAGGAGACTTAAAGTTTTCAAAATTACTAGTTCCACTATTCCACCCACCAGATCCACTCATTATTAAATGCTTCAAAGAACTAGTCTCTCTCGGTTTATCAAGACTACTTAGATTTCTAAACTTTGCATATGAAACGTGACCCCTGTATAACACTTGTGATAGATTAGAGTTTATTTCATCTAATTCAAAATTCTTATTTGTACTTTCATCACAATAATAATCTAAAACATTTTTAGAATCATTTTTTAACCCTTGAACATAAATCATCGGAAGTGATGAACTAGAAATAGTACTTCCTATAAAAGCAGACTCACTATTACTTTTTACAGCAAGTTCTTTCTTTTTCGTTATAACATTTATATTGTCTATCTCGCTATTTTGCAAGTATAACGATGTTCCACTCGTCATCAAAACGACATCTGTTACAAAACAAACTGTTTTGCTAGCTGGTGATGTTATGTTTAATTGTTCTAAGTACTTATTATGTGGTGAGATATAACCAGTTGTATCTTTATTTTTAACAATACTACCAATAAAGCAAGTTCTTCCATCCTCGCCACCTGTATTTGAATATGAGTTGCTTCCTTTAACACCGAATACACTACTACCGCTAAGTATATTTTCACCGACAACAAAGCCAACATTTTCAGAATCAGGCGCGCCTAAAACTCTTGTATAACTTAATTGAGTTTTACCACTTTCAAGCCAAGTCCTTGACGCAATAGGTCCGTGCATCGTGGCTTGATCTTCAAAATCACCAAAAACATTTTCCCAAGTATTCAAAGTATCATCGTTTTTTTCAAACGACGTAATATGTTGTGGTACAAAAGCTGGTCCTTTTTTAGATGTACCTACTAAACTTAAAGTTTCTTCTGTTAAAGAGACATTTTGTTCCTCTTTAAAAACTAAAGGCGTACTTATATTAGCACTTATCTGGCCATTGATTGTATTTGACATTTAACATCCTGCTTTTCTATACATTTATATTTATTTAATGCACATAAAAACAGGATATTAAATATTAATATTGAAGCACGCAATTATCAAATCGAATAGTTAATGAGATATCTGTTGGCTCTTCACCATCATAAGATAAATCTCCAAAGTTTGCATTAGTTAGAAACGCGCCTTTGATATCCCATAACTCTACAACTGTTCCTACAGGATCAAGCATCTTAAGCTGGCAGTCTCTTTTATAGAAATCTGCATATCCTGCTCTACCACTAACTGATTCATAATGTGTACGAATCCATTCCATAACTTGTTGAGCTCCACTAGGTGCAATCGGATCATGCAATGTAACGTTCAACTGATCAAACGTCATTTTGCCTGCAATATATCTTTTTGCGTTAATAAAGTTAATCTCTTGCTCACCAATTGTGAAAGAAGGACGTGCAGCAGTTTTAAGGATAAAGGCATCAATACCCTCAATTGCGAAAATCCAGCGATTCTTTCTTTTTGGCTCAAACTTGTTCGGAATCATTTCAGTAACTGAAAGTGTCTCTGCCATTTTATATTCTCCTAAAATTCTTTATATATCTATATATTAATCAATTGAATTAGTTACAACAAAATCAAGTGAAATAAATTCTACTGACTTAGTCGGCTGTAAATATATCTTTCCTCTAATTGTATTGTTTTCAACGTCATTTTGTGTTGTAGTTGTAGTATCAATTTGCACCTTATATCTATCAACACCCTGTCTTGCTTGAACTTCAGACATTATCGGCTCTACTAAAGCACTAAACTTTGCCAAAGTTGAAGTTCTATTGGGCTCAAATAACAATGTTTGCGCAATGTTTTTAACTCTACGCCTAACATTAATCAATAGTCTACGAACATTAATTCTGTCTAAAGCTGACTGGTCTTGCAATAAAGTTTTTTGTCCAAATGCGTAAACCTCACCACTTCTACCAGCAGGCTCGTAAATAGGATTAATATCAGCGTCGTATAACTCATTAAGCAGCGTTCTGTTCATTTGGACTTGTGATTTAATTGCACCAATCCTTCCTCTATTCAAACCTGCAGGCGCAAACCAAGGGTCAGCTAAACTATCATTTTGGCTCATAACACCTAACATACCAACAGATGGCGGCACTCTAAGCGGTGCACTATTTGATGGTCTTCTCATAATAATATCTGGGAAATATGCAGCTGCAAATGATGTATCAAGACTACGACTTGAAAATCTTGCTATAGTATTTCTAACGTGTGCTTTAGTTGATGAATCTATGATTACTGATGTACTTCCTCCATCACTTGATTCTTCAATATCCATTATAAACATTGCATCAAATCTTGTTTCGCAAGCTGTTACTGCATAGTCTGTTACTAGTGGTTCTCTAATTCCAGGTATTGCTAACAACTGGAATTCTGTTGCACTTTTGTCTGCCAATACATCGATTGCTCTTTTGTAAGCAGCAATAGTTGGTCCCGTAAATGATGCCACACCTGTAGCTGTTGATGTTTCATCATTAGCTTCACGATGCGCAGCAATTGATGTTAA